AAATGCGCGCGGATCAATTCAGTGTAACGAGTACCGCCGCGAGCATCACGCTCAAAGATTTTCTGAATCTGGAACGCTTGGCGAAGAGAATTGATAGTAGCGGCAGTAGCCTCAGAAAGATCAGCGAACAATTCAGAAGTAGCACCGCCAACAGGAGAACCGAGAGTGGCATAAGTGCCACCAGTACCAATAGGCGTTTGAACGTCTGAACCGTTTGCTACGGTCAGAATATCGGTAGTGTTAGTGGTATTGGTTTTAATAGGTGCCATTGTGCCCAGGGGAATCTGGACACCAGCACCCTTTTGAGGCCAAGGAAGGCAGGAGGTGAAATAATCGTGGCGTTTACCACGACGAAGTAATGTGTAATTGGCAGGGTCATCGGGTCCATCATCGACAGGAGTATCGACAGAATTTTGCATATTCTGATCACGATACCATTCGTTGTAGATCAGGTTGTAAGCCCGATGCCAGAGAGCAGAGTGGGACATATCGGAAACGCCAGTAGGGAGACCGAAATAATCATGGATAGAACCAATTTGGTAGCCACCATCTGGGGAAGTCATTTGGGGGATTTCAAAATCAGTAGAGTCGCCGGGATTACGTTGCTCACCATTGAAGCGCTGCCAGTTGTCCCAGAGCAAACGGATAGGAACGCTGAAGAATTGCGTATCCATATACATATTGTCCATTATCGGAAAAATGGGGGTAGCAAGACGGGCAAGAGCCGTCATATTGACGTTGAATGTATCGCCCGGAAGAGCCTCATCGACAAAGATCGGGATAAGGTATCCAGCATCGAACGTGGTTTTATAACCACAAGAACGATCGAAGGAAGAACGGGGGATTTCAGCCTTAGGTACTTGGCTGAATTTATGAGTGGAGGTACGGGGTGAGATATTACGGCCTAGATCCATAGCATTAGCCCTCGAAAGGAATAGTCACAAAGGAAGAAGCCAGACCCAGAGAAACTGGGGTAGCTTCGATGGTAATCAGGCCGGTAACGTCTTGGAAAGAACCAAGCCTGAAAAGGGTGAAGTCGGTAGGATGCCGACCAATATCAAGATTGTGATCATTAGCAGCGGAAGCAAAATCACGCATGGCAGTTTGATCATTGTTAGAAAAAAACGGACGACAAAAAGTTTGAGCCTTGGAATCAAAAACGGAATAAATATTAGTTTGCATTAGAGTTTCCTCGTAAGGGTAGATAGTTTGGATTTAAGCACGGACTCCCTAGCCTTAAGGCGTTTGGGAGTATTGTCCTCCTTACGGGACTTAGCGCGTACCTGACGGGCGTTTTTCATCTCCTCAAGGAGAGAGGGGTTCTCCTTCTCAAGAAGTCGGTCATAGTATTTGGGAACGGGGACTTTTTTGCCTTTTACAACGGCAGTATCAGACGGGTAGAAATCGTCTTTATATTTTTCAAAATGGGTTTTGCCAATGGCAGGTTTTAAGGACATGCGGATAAATTCCGGTTCCAGCTGAACTAATTCACCAGTAGGCAAAACACGGGAGTAGTGTTCCTCAGCGCGGTCGCCAGTAACTTTTTTCATAATATAGCGAGCAACGTAAGCGCAAGACTCGTGGGTAACTTCACCAATGAGACAGTGACCTTGACCCCAAAGGCGGTCAAGAGTATCGGATTTCCAGAGTTGATCACCACGATCATTTTTGGAGTGGGGACGCCGATCGGCAAAGTCTATGCCATAAAGAATTGCATGGTAATGAGGGCGGTCAGTAGTATCGCCATACTCGCCGCACAGAAAATACTTAATTTTTTTATAGCCCGCTGCCTGGGCGATGGCGGGAGGATTAAGGTGTTTACGTAACCTTTTGAAGAACAGCTGGTGAGCGGTCGGATCAAGAGAGCCATTCGCAGGAACATTAAGATCATCATAGGTAAGAGTAAGAAAACATTTTTTCTCATGGTACTTAGCCTCATGCATTAAGCGGGTAGCCCATTGCTGGGAGCGGTCAATGCGGCAGCCAATACAGCCGCCGCAGGGAATTTGAAGTTTAGAACCGGCAAGGCCTTCGGCCTCCTTGAATACCAGGGAACGCTTACCGGACGGATTCACCATCCGGGAGCGGTAGGCAGTCGTGGGGTGGAAGCACGGCATATTGGAGCCTAATCATCGGATCCCTGCACCAGCACTGTTCCGCTGGTTCAGGGATTGCACCTATAGCCGAATCCCGCCACGCATAGGGTTCGTCGGGACATTCTTTTTGTGGGTTTTGGAAGCGGTCGAAGTGAACAAAGAACGGGACTTTTTTCCGGACATTTTTTGGCGTTTCATAGTTTTAACCTCTTAGTTGGTTGGGTTGGTGTCACCAGTGATATTGACAACAAGAATATCAATATCACTGGTTGGGGGGACTTGTCAAGCGGCGTCCGTAGAGCTTGGAGGGCTCTGGGAAGGCGGCGCTGACGCCGCAGGAGAGCCCGTACGCTTCGAAGAAGCTGGGGCAGTAGGGGGAGTAGGGTTAAGGGCTTCACGTGTCGCAGAAGGCGACAGAAGCCCCATTTGGGCTAAAGAAACACGGTTATCAGGGTTAGAGCAATAGTCCACGAAGTGGGCAGGGTCATTATAGAACGACGAACGGATGGCGGAAGGAAGTTGGGCAAACAGGGTTTTAGCCTGAGCAATAACTTCCATGTGAGACTGAAAATCGACTCCATCGGAGTCGAAGTATTGGGGGGCAATGAGGTTGACATGGGGCAATTCGCCAGTGCGAAGGTAACGCCCCATGATGGTATTTATATCGGATTCATCCTTGAATTCCTGCCGAGTAAAGGGAGAGCGGTCAGGGAAAGAGAGAGAAACACGGGGTTTAATAGAGAATTGGGAAGTAATGGGAGAAGAAGAAGGGAAGAGTTTAGTACGGTTAGAAGGTTGATAAGACATAAGATAAGACCTCGAATAAGAAGAAGATAAGAGATAAAGATTAAGACCGCCTCCGGCAGGAACTCCCGAAAATATGACAGCTGGCAAGCCAGCTGCCAATTTTAGGGAGTTATTTAGAGAGATGGGCAGAGCCTTTAAAGACATTGCCAATCATGCCAGTAAAGCGGGAACCATAAGCCATCCATTGACCAAAGGCAGACTCTGAGACCTTGCCCTCAGCGACCATTCCCTTAAGAACTTGTGTAGCTTGGGAATAATCCATCTGCATAAGGTGGTTGCGCATTTGCTCATTGATACCTTGTTGACGAAGAAGATCGGTAGCGGCATCCACCTGATCAAGCTCTCTCATAACCTTTAAGGTTTGTTGCCCTTTAAGCTGAGCATCAGCAATAAGGTTATTAGCCTGAGCTTTAGCAGACCAAGTTTGAGCCCCTTGAAGATCAGCAGCACCAGGAGTCAAAGATTTAGTAAGCTCTGCATCGGCTTCGGATTTGTCAGCTTGCGCTTTCGAGAGTTGAGCCCCTGCAAGTGCTGTAAGGGCTTGGAGGGCGGAGGAAACTCCGGCTCCCTCTTCGGAAACAATAGGGGCAGCTGAACCAGCAGGGGTCGACGCACCCATACCTCCAGTAGCAGAAAGGATTGGATTAAGCCCAGCGGCGCGGAGGTCTGCGACCTCCCGCTGGTGGGCAGTATTAGACATGTATTCTTGCCATTCCATTTGCTTTTTCATCATGCGCATAGACTGCTTGTTTTGCTTTTCAGCACCTTTAGCAGACGACATACCAGACATCATAGAAGAAGCCATCGGAAGAACAGCACCAGCGAGAGCGCCCCACATAAAAGACCTCCTTAGAAATGATCAATTAGACCAGGAACGCCATAAAGCGGCATAGGCCGAGCGCACCGGATATTGAAATGTGAATCGAAAAGGAAGTGGGGTTCAGTGTTCACCGCAATACAACGATCGAGCGGGGGATTTTCCACAATGAACGTATCGTCCAGAACAGGAGCAGTAGCGAAGTCCTGAGCCAAATGCCAAGCGTCAAGCGGTTGGGCAGCAGAAGAACGAAAAAGGCCAGTAATCTGAGACGGCTTGTAACGGTATTCGGCGAAACGCTCTTGATAACCAAAAACAGTATCGTCCTCAGCAGGAACGCCAGAAGCAAAAATTTCCTTTTGCAAAACGGCTTGTTCGCCAATGTGAGCCAGAGCAGGTAAATAGAAATCGAAACGGGTCTTACGAGACCACATACGATTGAGACCTTGCTGATAAGTTAGATCAGCGCGGACAGACACAAACCCAAGAATCAGACAGTGTTCAGTGAATGACGCAGTGAAGCCATGCTGATTAAGGTGAGCAGTACCGACAGCAGCAAGAGAACCAAGCGGGTTGGCTTGGTCAGAAGCAACGCTAGTGGTATTGGGGATAGGTGAAATGTTCACCATAGAAGAACCGCCGCCGAGATACTCGGGACGTTGTAAACGAGCGTCAGGAGAAACGACGCCGAAATGAGCGCGGATTAACTCGGTGTAACGAGTACCGCCTCGGGCGTCACGCTCGAATATTTTTTGAATCTGAAAAGCTTGGCGCAGAGAATTGATGGTAGCAGCAGTGGCCTCGGAAAGATCAGCGAACAATTCAGAGGTAGCACCGCCAACAGGAGAACCGAGAGTAGCGTAAGTACCACCAGTACCGATTGGAGTTTGAGTATCTGAACCGTTAGCAACGGTCAGAATATCGGTAGTGTTAGTGGTATTGGTTTTAATAGGTGCCATTGTGCCCAGGGGAATTTGGACACCAGCGCCCTTTTGAGGCCAAGGAAGGCAGGACGTAAAATAGTCATGCCGCTTACCGCGGCGAAGTAATGTGTACTGGGCAGGATCATCGGGACCGTCATCGACAGGAGTATCGACAGAATTTTGCATGTTCTGATCACGATACCATTCGTTGTAAATCAGGTTGTAAGCCCGATGCCAGAGAGCAGAATGGGACATATCGGAAACGCCAGTAGGCAGACCGAAATAATCATGGATAGAACCAATTTGATAGCCACCATCTGGGGAAGTCATTTGGGGGATTTCAAAATCAGTAGAGTCGCCCGGATTGCGTTGCTCACCATTGAAGCGCTGCCAGTTGTCCCAGAGCAAACGGATAGGAACGCTGAAGAATTGCGTGTCCATATACATATTGTCCATGATCGGAAATATGGGGGTGGCAAGACGAGCAAGAGCCGTCATATTGACATTGAAAGTATCGCCCGGAAGAGCCTCATCGACAAAGATCGGAATGAGATAACCAGCGTCAAACGTGGTTTTATAACCACAAGAACGATCGAAGGAAGAACGGGGGATTTCAGCCTTTGGTACTTGGCTGAATTTATGAGTAGAAGTACGGGGTGAGATATTACGTCCTAAGTCCATGGTATTAGCCCTCATCGGTTGAGTCAGAAAGGTAACGAACAAATTGAGAACCAACACCTAAAGGCAAAGGGTGATCCTCAACAGTAATCAAACCTGTCACATCTTGAAAAGTGGCAAGCTTGAAAAGTGAAAAATCAGAAGGGTGACGAGAAAGATCGGAAACGGAATCATTAACAGCGGAAGAAAAATCACGCAAAGCCGTTTCATCATTAGTTGAATAAAATGGACGGCAATAGGTGCGGGCTTTCAAATCATAAACAGAATATATACCAAGTTGCATGTCAGAGACCTCTTTTCAAAGTAGAAAGTTTAGATTTAAGAACGGACTCCCTAGCCTTAAGGCGCTTGGGGGTATTGTCCTCCTTACGGGATTTAGCGCGTACCTGACGGGCGTTTTTCATTTCCTCAAGAAGCACGGGATCTTCGCGCTCAAGAAGTCGGTCATAGTATTTAGGGACAGGAACCTTGCGGCCTTTAACAACGGCACAATCAGACGGATAAAAGTCGTCTTTATATTTTTCATAATGGGTTTTGCCAATGGCAGGCTTTAAGGACATACGGATAAATTCCGGTTCCAGTTGGACTAATTCACCGGTAGGCAAAATGCGGGAGTAGTGTTCCTCGGCGCGGTCGCCAGTGACTTTTTTCATGATATAGCGCGCAACGTAAGCGCAAGACTCGTGGGTAACTTCACCAATGAGACAGTGACCTTGACCCCAAAGACGGTCAAGGGTGTCGGATTTCCAGAGTTGATCACCACGATCATTTTTGGAGTGGGTACGACGATCGGCAAAGTCTATGCCATAAAGAATTGCATGGTAATGAGGGCGGTCAGTAGTATCACCGTACTCGCCGCACAGAAAATACTTAATTTTTTTATAGCCTTCTGCCTTGGCGATGGCGGGAGGATTAAGGTGTTTGCGTAGCCTTTTGAAGAAGAGTTGGTGAGCGGTCGGATCAAGTGAGCCATGCGCAGGCACATTAAGATCATCATAGGTAAGAGTAAGAAAACATTTCTTCTCATGGTATTTGGCCTCATGCATTAGCCTGGTAGCCCATTGTTGGGAGCGGTCAATGCGGCAGCCAATACAGCCGCCGCAGGGAATTTGAAGTTTAGAACCGGCAAGGCCTTCGGCCTCCTTGAATACCAGGGAACGCTTACCGGACGGATTCACCATCCGGG